GGTGTACTCCGCCGTGATTGCTGTGGTCTTGATGGCGGCGCCAGCAGTCACCGGCAGCAGCGGTCTCAGGCCGCGTTTGCCGCCTGCGTTGCTCTCGGCCAGCAGGAAGTACGGCGCCAGCTTGGCGACGAGGTCGGAGTAGTTGGTGCTTTCGCGGATCTCAATGTTGCAGGTGAAGCCGTTCACCTCAAGGAACGTGGCTGCTGCCAGCAGTGCGGCATCGTCGATCATCGCCGCCGGCACCCTGCTGGTATTGACCAGCAGCCACTTCACTAGGTCCGCGAAGTTATCGCTGGGGCCGGTCACGCTGTCGTAGATCCGGGTGACGTCCATGCCACCACGGATGAACAGATGAACCTGGCGGTTGTACTGGTCAAAGCCGTCCGGGATGGTGACGTTGAAGCTGAGCGTGCTGATGCCCGGGTAGCTGCCGACGGTGCCGCAGAAGAACGGCGCCTCGGGCAGATCCTTACCGGCACGCTGCACGAGGTAGTTGCCGGGCGTCCAGGTGCCGGCCCTGCGGTTGTAGGTCTGCGTGTGAGCGCCAACGCGGCAGGCACGCTGGAACACATCCTTCACCGGGATGCTTTCGAGTTGGCCCTCACTTAGGACCAGCATGTAGTACGCGGTGACGTTGTTGCTGGCGTCATTCTCGAAGCGTGCCTCGGTGGCGCCGGGGCTAATGAGGATGCCACCTTTGCTGTTGCGGAATCGGGCGAACACGATCGGCACCGGCTCGCCAATCTGCGCGAATCGCTGCGGACTATCCAGCTCGGTTGTGCCCTTGGCCGCTGCGGCTTCAACGGGCGCATTGATCTGCCCGGCTTGGATGGCCAGCAGCGCCAGTGGATCGCTAGTGGAGAGGAAACTCATTGTCTGACGCCCTGCCCCATGATGGCTGCCGTCAGCTTCCGTGGCGGTACTTGTGCGCCGACTGGGGACAATGCCGAGCCGAGTTGTATGGTCAGGCTAGTCAATCCGCCATTGCCGCCAACCACCTGCCCGGTGTATGCGGCCACCAGTTCCTGCTCAGCTTGCGGCGTGTTGTTGCCGCCGCTGGAATCGAACTGGTAGATGTTGAGATCCACCAGTCGGCCATCGCGGATGGCAGCCAGGAAGACATCCACTACCAGCCCTGTGGCTGGAGCTGTGACCGATACCGCCTGCTCGGTGCCGCTGCTGCCGGCGGTGATGCCATCAGCGATGAACGGCACATAGCCCCAGCTGGCGCCTGACCACGTGACAACGGAGTTGGCGTAATAGCTCTGCCACCGCTCGTAGGTAACGCCTGCCGCGTCATAGATTCGCAGGTATTGGCTTTGCGCTCTCATCAGGCAATACCTAGCGCGATGCGTGCTGATGGTGTACGCAGCCGGCCGATCACGCCTTCAGCAGTCAACCGCATGGCGCGTTCCATGTCGGCCACTGAGACGTACCGCTTGCCGTCGAACTCCATCACCGGGCCGGTGGTGATATTGATCGTGGGCGTGCCGCCGCCTGATGCAGCACCTGCCAGCACTGCGCCGCCGCGAGCGCCTGCCAGGTAGTTGCTGCTGGCTGCTGCCATCTTGGATTCGGGCACCACGTATTCGCGCTCACCGCCTTCGCCCACCATCGCCAGCGTTGGCCGGTCCACCACGCCGCCCTGCGCAAAGGCTGGCACTGCGAGGCTTGGTATCACCGGAATGTCAGGCACATTTGGCAGCCTGTTGAAAGCACGGATCAGCACATTGATCAGTCCTGCCGCGACATTCACGCGGTCCACCAGATACTGCAACATGCCACGGAAGGCATTTTTGATCGTGGCGACCACCGTTTGAAATGCGCTGCCGATCGCGCTGCCGATCTTGCTGAAGATCGCCACTGCGCCATCGTAAAGACCCTTGAAGAATCCAAGGATGGGCTTCACGTAGTAATCCATGTAAGCCTGAGCGCCAGCCTTTAACAGGTTGCCGATCGTATTAAAGGCTGCGCCGATAAAGTTCACCACAGCGCCAAATGCAGCGCCGATCTGATCGCGGAATGCATAGATCGCAATGCCAGCTGCAACCAGCAGTGCAACGATACCAACCGGGCCAGTGATCAGAACAATAAACGCCGTGGCCAGTCCGGCGATGATGGCGCCGATCTTCAGGCTGCCAATAATCATCATCGCCTGGCCAATCCCTGTGATAACTGAAGCGACCGGGCCCGCCGCTACAGCAAATGCAACCAGCGCAATCGCAGCCGTTTGAATTGGCTCCGGCAGGCCAGCAAACGCCTTGACCAGCGTTGTTATTCCTTGCACAAACGGCACAAAAATTGGCAGCAGATTCTCGCCCAGCTCGGTTCGCAGATCTTTTAGCGCTTTGTCAAACTCCTGCATTGCGGTCGGCGGCGGCGGCACAATTTTGTTCAGTTCGGCGGCGGCTTCAATCATCACCTTCGTCGTGATCTTGCCCTCGCTGCCCAGTTTTTTGATTTCGGACGCCGACACGCCCATCACCTTGGCCACGGCTTGGCCCACAGCAGGCATTCGCTCCATGATCGAGCGGAGTTCGTCGCCCTGCAGCTTGCCAGATCCCAACGCCTGGCTCAACTGAAGCAACACCTCACTGGTGTCGTAGGTCGAGAGGCCGACTTGCTTGGCGGCCTTGTTGACGCCAAAGAACACCGCTTCTATGTCCTGCAGACTGACACCCATCGGCCGCAATCTGCCGTAGAGATCGGTCACGGCATTCTGCGCTTCAACATTGCCGAGGGCGAACTGTTCTGCCGCACGCGCAGCCACATCAGTCACGCCCGCGACCTCGCCGTATTGCTTGGCAAGAGCGTTGATCCTGATGCTGGACTGCTCAGCCTCAATGCCGGCATTCAGCAGGGTGCGCCCAACAGTGGCGAGGCCGATTGTTGCGGCAACGTCAGCAACGCCGCGCAAGGCGCCGCGCATTTGGCCGAAGGGGGAAACAGAAGCACCGGCGGACTTGCCAACGCCGGCCAGATCCGCGCCGAGTTTCTGCAGGGCATTGCCGCCGTCAACCTTGGCGACGACCCTCAGGATGGCATCCATGTTCATTGCCATTAGCGGCGCCTCCCTTTCGGCTGCTTCGGTTTAGTGGCCCGGTTGATCAATTCCCTGGCGCGGCTCTCCATGATCTGTAGATCCTCCAGAGCCTGGCGTCGGTCACCCACAGCATACAGATCCATCATCTGCAACACCACGGCATAGTCGATGCCCACCACTCCGGAGCCGCCGACTCGCCACTGGGTCTGGCATTGCAGGAACAGCATCACGGCGTCCTCATGCTCAGGCCACACATCGAAGTGTTGCGGCTGGGTGACAACCTCCGGCAGGCAGCTCACGTCCGCTCCGTAGGCTCTGAGGTCCGCCAGCAGGTCATCATTGGCGCCGCCGTCACCGTGCCACCAGTGGTTGACGGCGCCGGTCAGTTTCCCTTTTTGGCTACCTCCATCGAGTTGAACCAGGCTTTGATAATTTGGCCTGCAATGGTGGGGATCTCCAGTAATTGGCCTAGGGCTGACTCACTAAAGGGGATGTCTTTGCCGCTGTCGTCGGTGACGCCAGACCAGCCGATAACAATTTCGCAAGGAATCTTGGCCATCACTTGCTCATCTTCAAGCTCGCCATTTCCGGCGTCAATCGCTCTCGCTAGCCTGATGATTTCATCAATTCTTGTCTGCGGCAGCCGCTTGAACTCAGCATCAAACGAGTGCTTTTCACGCCGGCCGCCATCAACCGGGATCAGCAGGGGCACCGGCCAGGTGTACGAAGCCGACTGCTTCAGAACGAAGGACATGGGTGTTCAGTGAGTGGTGGTGGTGAAGATCAGGTGAGCACCAGGCTCATCTCGTTGTTGGCGCTGGTGGCCTGCGCCATGTAGGGGATGTTCAGCATCTGAATCCCGTCGCTGTCGCTGTAGGTCGGGCCGTCGATCTCGCCCTGACCGCTGACGTTTGCAATGACCTTGAGGATCGCGTCAAGCTTCACGGCTCACCAGTCGCAGGATTTCAGCCTCGATGATCTGCAGATCGCTCAGCATCGCAGATTCATCCGCCACTGACCGCAGTCTAAACAGCCACGCCACTGCGCCATAGTCCAGTCCGATCAGGCCGCCAGGACCGGTGCGCCATTGCGTCTGGCAGTCGAGGAACATCATCAGCGCAGGCCACGCATCAGGTTCAACCTCGAAGTGCTCGGGCTGGCCGGGTTCAAAACCGACCACGCCAAGCACCGCGGCATCATCTGCGGTTTTGTCGATCACGCCGCCCTTGACCCAATACTGAGCGGCGTCCTTTAGTTTTTTGCTTTGTTGCCGGTGACGCTCTC